GGAATAGGTTGAGGCGCCGGAATCTTTAACGTTCTTCGTGGTGATAAAAACCTTAGGTTCTATGAATACTTTACCTTTCTTCTCGGCTTCAGCCACAGTAGCGTACATGCGAACATTATTGACATATTCAATGATTTTCACAGTTGGGGCTCGATCTACATACTGAGCTTTGGTATTACCGACATCGTCGAAAAACACGCCATTCACATAAGTGCGAAAGTTGGAATCGAATTTGTCCTGTTCATTCAAGGTTATTATTCTATCATCTTCAGCACTATATCCATTGTGGAGCAGCGTGGTTATCATCATGATGTTAGCAACGGAAGATTTCCCCACGCTAGTTCCGCCAAAAACACCTATGGAATACGGAGCCATGCGCAATCCACCTTGAATGCGGGATTGTCTGAAGTTTGTTTGCCATAGAACAAGGGACGCCTTCTTCTTCAGCATAATATTTTTCTCGACGATCCCACGACAAGTTAGCATAAGAGTAGCAGACTTCTCTATTGTCTTCTCCAATAAGTGATCATAGTCATTTTCACTGATACCAGCAAATTTTTCTAAATTTCCACACTTGACGTATTCTGAGCAAGAGAGACAACGTGAGTAATCCTTTTCAAAGGTGTCATGGGTGTGATCTCCAAAGATTAATGGTCTAAGACTCCCCGTTTTAAAACACATATAACCTCCCTCAATGAAATAGGTAACGGTGTTCATAATAGCATCAACTAGATCCAGAGCACTAGTGTGCTTGGGAATGGCCATTTTCGAAAAGAGATCTACTCCGGCCAAGGAAAAGTTAAAGGAACTCATTTCACACAAACCAATACTAACACACAGACTAAGCATTTTCGATATACGGGTGAAACCTTCGTTATTAATTGCTCGAGTCCAATTACTCTTAACATCTCTAAGAAGATTAAACCACTTTGGATCTGGAGAGGCATCCGCGGACTGCATTGTGTAATCGGGGAAGAGTTCACTAACATAGGCAGTAAGGGTGGTGAGTATGCTCGAATTGTAGTGGTTCTTTAGATACAACACGCTAATAGCCGCAAATTGGGATGGTGAAGCGGTTTCCCGTAGGGCAACCAATAATGCAACGAATCCTTCAATGACGGCGAGAGCACTAGGGGAACAAATTACTTTCTCCGTAGTAGACAACTGGGTTATCACGGCAGTAAAGTTGCCCAAACCGAAATCTCCGAATTGCGGAGTGTATGGACGCGGTTCGGGGGGGGGCGTAGTGCAGAATTTTTCTTTCGCCAATAAAGGGCTCTCCTTTCGTCCTTAGTCATCTCCCCCGATTGGGGAGAGTAATATGGGGCGGAAAGGAGATGGGTAATTAGGATCAGTAAAGTACTGGAAATGGTGGCAATGACAAACATAAGTAGAGTTAAATGGGCACTCGTGAAACCTATGAGAATCATGGAATTGGCTGCCGAGGTGACAGCCACTACATCCGTAGCTTGAATGTAGGAGTGGTCAGTGTTACTCAGCGTGGACATGTCTGTTGATACATCCTCCGCCGGTACACAAATGACCGGGTAAGTTGGGTAGTTATTCTCCGTAGAGCAAACGTCAGCCGCAACTAGACTAACGATACTATTATTAGGACTAACACTTTGAAACTTTGTCATATTAAATATACCAAAGCTCAAAGATATCAACCCACAAAAACCAGTGGAAAGATAAATCTTTGACGGTTCGACACTAACGCCTTCGGCCCAAATGGGCTTATTGCTTACAGTATAGAGGCTATTCGCTACTGGTAAAAGCGACTTCCCTGTAAATCAGATGATACACATTCTGCTATTGTTTCCATAGAGGTAAATTCGTACATATGGCAGGGTAATGAGCCCTACAAAGTTTCCTGTGTACTCCGACAGAAGAGTCTAGGGGTTTGGCACCATTACTGGCAGCCAACGGTCCTTGACTAGGCTATGCTGTGCAAATTACAACAAGAGGGTTCCCCCCCTCGAATACCTTATGGGTGCGTCAAGGATAACACCCACTCCCTATTGTATGGCGGGGAGTATTTCGCCGTGGTGGCTCCGAATATGACGGGCATACATCTGCGGTTTTCATGTGTCGGCTGATGAGTAACACAGTTCTCCTGTAACCCTGGATAGGGTTGATCCTTTACCTCGGTATGAGTTAACTTTTCTCTAGTTCGGGATCAGTTTATGCGACCCATGCGTCTAGCAACGCGGTTCGCAAAAGTTATAGCTAGAATTACACCTCGTGTAGCGCATACGTGGTGCTGAATGCGTGTCTCTAATTTACGGTGGCCGAGACAGGGAAATGGCCTTTGTGCGCGTCAATTACGTGCGTACATCTGTTATCGTGATAACTGTATGAGTATACTGGTAGAACCAGACTCCAAGAGGGAAACTCTTGGTTTGTGGTGCAGGATGATTAAGTCTGCGGGCCGTTGTATCTAATTTGATCAAAAATTAAAAACGGTTTGGGAGTTGGCAAGATCTCCTGAGTGGATTGCTGATCCTGTGCTGGGATACCCTCTTTGCCAGAGGGGAAGCGCAAATATTGGGGGCAATATGTGTGCTTGGCACAATACTTGGGAATAACTCTCGAGAAATTATGGAAGTATAACAAATAAAAAGTGGAATCGAGATATCACCGGTTGGTCAAGTCGGTGTGGACCTGTTTAAGAAGGGGAGGGGGTCCAGTGTCTGAGTTACAAAAAGCGTAACACCTACATAGCTTAAAGCGATGCAGGAGTTCGCCTCAAATGACTAAGAAAAGGTAGTGTTCGGAGACACTAATCATCAAACTGGGAGCGGTTAAGCTCCAAATAAAATGAGAATGGCATG